CCAGGTCTCTCCAAAACCTGGCGATCACTTCCATTGGAACTCCAAAAGGAATCGACATTATGCCGCTTAACCCGTTTACAGAGATTGTTGTTGACCACCCACTAACCCTTTGCCCTTTTGGGAATGGTTGGTGTGAGGACAATGACCGTACTCTGAATACGAGATGGGCTGCACATTGCCGGCAGACGCCTCCCAACGACCGTCATCCGAAGGTTCTCTTTTGTCAACGGTTAATTCCGAAGCAAGAGAGCGCAACAGGGGACATTAGTTGGATGTGCGTTGACTACGAGGAGCTCAAATAACATGAAATCGTCATACACCACTAAGCCGGCGTTTCAAGTGATTTCTGGTTATGACCCTAATACAGGGTTGGTAACCAGTAGCACGAGTGCACCGGGTGCGTGGTATGCATGGGATAAGCAGGTTATTTGTCCGCCAATGAATCCGGGGGACCATAAGTCGCCAACCGCCTGGAGCTACACGACTGTGTTTAACAATTCACAGTCTGGTATCTACAGGATGGTGCAACGAGGTCCGAGTCCAAACCAATGGACTCAAATATCGGGTAAACAAGTGGGAGGAGTGCCGGATCTTTCCGGTCTCTGGACCCCCGAGTCTATCCTTTATAATGAAGCGTTGGACAGGCTTAACAAGAAGGCACGTGGAGAGCTGGATTTATCTGTAAGCGCCTTTCAGGCGAAACAGACAATCCGGATGTTCAACGTGACAGAAAGTTTGCTTGCCTTCGCCTCCCGGAAAGCCAACATATTAAGACGTGTTGGCTCGAAGTGGTTGGAGTGGCAGTACGGTTGGAAACCTCTTATCAGTGACATTTATTCCGTCGCTGATGAGAGCCTTAGATATATTCTGAATGAATCAGAGAATATCGAAGGGCGTGCGTCACGAAAGTTCTCTGGTAGCAAGGCCTATCAGGGCTTGAGTCAGAATCCCAAAGTAAAGACAGATAAGGTCAGTTATACAACCTTTCAGGCTTGTAAAATTGGCGTTAAAATGTCTCGAAAACAGGAAACTAACTTGGCTCGATGGACCAGCCTCAACCCCATATCGATAGCATGGGAACTACTCCCCTACTCTTTTGTAGTGGATTGGTTCTATGATGTCGGTGGAATGTTGAGGGCTACCGAAACGGCTTTACTCTATTCTGGGGCCTTTCAAACCGGATATGTTTCGTACCTGAAAGTTGGCAAAGCCACGTCCAATGATATTGGTACGTGGTACAAAGTCAGCAATCAGGAAGATCATACCTGGAATTTAGTGTCCCAGAGAGAGGAGAAAACGTTCTCGCGAACGCCTATCTCCAATTGGCCGTTTCCACGCGCCCCAAGTTTATCGTTTGATTTGGGCAGTAGCCGGATGATTTCGGCTGCTGCACTTCTCTCACAATTCTTAGGGCGTCGCTAATCAGGAATCCTTTTACTAAGGGGACCACTGAGAAGCAACTAGTCGTAGGGTTTTCCTACGGCCAGGTGATAACCTTGAGGCTTAAATGCCCGCAGCAACCAGTATTGTTCTGGCTGACGCACAGGCGACCCCTGTGAACCACACGTTTATTCCATTAGGCGTGGATCCCAAAGACAACACAGTCTTCTGGTTTGAGGATCAAAGTCAAGCTTCGATGATCGGCTACTGGCGTATCAGCATACAGCTGAAGCGTCCGCAGCAGGCCACTCGTGGGCAAGACTCCACAAACCGGGTAGTCCGTGCTGTCGTAGGGTTGCATGAACCCATCCTGGAAAATCTGTCTTCATCGACGATGACCGGGATTGTTCCTGCGCCAACCTTGGCGTACATTCCGCGGAGCTTCACAGAATACGTGATGCCCGAGCGGACATCTTTGGAGGATCGAAAGAGCCTCCGGAAGATGACGTACACACTACAAGCCAACGCTAACGTGTTGTCTGTAGTGGAAACCTTGCAAAGCTTGTCATGAAGCAGGTTCTGATTCTCGAACTGGCGGAGTTGTTACTCCGTCAAATCGCGGATTGGATCCAGCGACGTCACAAGCGCCAGGCGTTGAGAAATCAACGCTCGGCAGACTCAGCTACAAACCTGTAGTTGAGAGTCTTTACAAGGATGCCATATTATGCACACGAGTGATTGTGTTGAGCTTCGAGCGTTTCGAAGTCTCTGCATAAGGGTTGGTTCCGTAACTGCCTTACAGGCCTATCTACTCTGTGAAGCTGGTGAATTTCGCCAGCTAGCAGAGTTGAGTATAAAGCCTGATGTGTACCCAAACGCTTCGTCTTTTGGTGAAGATTACCTTATAGTCAATTTCCTTTCGAAATGGAAGGGGTTGAATACTGGGATCGATACCAAAGCCGTCGCACTCAGCAAGTGGATATCTGCTGAGGAAGTCTGTCTTTCGACGAACAACCGATTCTTCTCTGGCAATCCGGGTAACACCGGCGTTGAGCAAGTTCTATTTCTTGCGCAGCGGAAAATTGCCTCAGTTCTCGGTAGTTTTAGTCTTAAGAAAGTACTTTCGGGGTGCCAGTGGAGTGGCGGCGCGACCTTCGACCATCGTCGAGGCACGCCGTTCACAACTAAAATGTCCAAAGTACTCTCAGTGACGGCGCCCGCCTTAAAGTATTTAAGGCTATGCGTCGAGACTGATCCGAACTGGGTGGAAGCCATAACTGGCAACTATCCGGCAGGACCGGTCAAACTTTTACCCAATAACTTTTGTTTAGTTAAAGGGTGTAAGTTTATCACTGTTCCCAAAAGCGCTAAAACTGATAGATGTATTGCTGTCGAGCCTACTGGAAATGCTTTTCTCCAGCAGGGTGTCGGTCAGTATATACGTCGTCGGTTGAAGCGCTTTAATGTAGATCTAGACACTCAAGAGTACAATCAATACCTAGCTTCCGTGGCTTTTCGCGACGGTTATGCGACGGTTGATTTGGCCTCAGCAAGTGACACGATCTCCCACGGTCTTGTTTGGTCTCTTCTACCGATCGATTGGTATCTTTATCTCGACGATATTCGCTCCCACTCTATACGAGTGGACGGCGAATGGCGAACCTTACAGAAGTTTTCTTCTATGGGGAACGCCTTTACCTTCGAGTTAGAGACGCTCATTTTCTGGGCTATTAGTACGTCCATTAATGAACTGGAAGAGAATGGCAATGCGTATCATGTTGCTGTGTATGGTGATGATATTATCATACACGCTTCACGGTTCGCATCCCTCTGTGAAGTTATTACTCACTGCGGTTTCGAGGTGAATGGATCTAAGAGTTTCTCTGAAGGTCCGTTCTACGAGAGCTGCGGTAAGCATTACTTCAATGGGGTCGATGTGACCCCCGTTTACCAGAAAGCTGTGCTCGATGGTAAGCCAGAGGAGATAATCAGGTGTCATAATAGGTTGGTCCGCTGGGCAGTTCGCTACAGCGGAGAGCCGTTTAACAAAGTGGTCCTTAAGGCGCTGGACGATCTTTTCGTATCCTTTAAAAAGATATGGAAATTTCATCACAGAATCCCGCGGATTCCTTTGGTGTCACCTGACGATGACGGTTTCTTGAGTAGCTCCTACAAGTTGGCATCGTATGATCCAAACCACGGTTACTATTGTGTTTTGTATCGTCCGAAGTCGAACCTCTATAGGTCTCAGGATTCCGCCTTTCTTGCCTACAAACTGAGAAAGTTCTCTGTCTCCTCAGCGGACCCGAAAGGGCACGCTAAGATTTCAGGGGCTTCTCAACGGTGGAAGATTACCTATGGCTATAGGCAATCTTGGGAACAACTATAAGGGCATGATGCCCAGTAGTTGAAGTACTTCGCCCACTAACAAGGGCTTGGAGAGGGATCGTTCCCTTACAAAGTGG